ACATAAGATTCTGTATTCTTAAGGTTGCTATATCCTCCACGGATCTTAAGGACACCACGACCTATATGTTTTGGTAATACAAATACTTTTACATTACCAAAGTTGAATAGAGAACCACTACCAACATAATTTTCAGTATTCTTCTCTATATTGGCACTGGAGAAACTAGTTAATCCAAATGGTCTCAATCCACGACCAGTAACTAGACCATAATCATCTGTTTGCTGTCCATAGAGTTCTGTATCAAGAATGGAACCATAATCATCAAATTCATCAATAGAAGAACTTATAGAACCATAGTCTAAACCTTCATAATCAACTATAGAGAATTCATTATATGAGGCAGTAGTACGTTCTGCTTTACTACCGAATCCAAATGCCCTACCTGTTCCTACATAAGATTCTGTATTCTTAAGGTTGCTATATCCTCCACGGATCTTAAGGACACCACGACCTATATGTTTTGGTAATACAAATACTTTTACATTACCAAAGTTGAATAGAGAACCACTACCAACATAATTTTCAGTATTCTTCTCTATATTGGCACTGGAGAAACTAGTTAATCCAAATGGTCTCAATCCACGACCAGTAACTAGACCATAATCATCTGTTTGCTGTCCATAGAGTTCTGTATCAAGAATGGAACCATAATCATCAAATTCATCAATAGAAGAACTTATAGAACCATAATCAAGTCCCTCATAATCAACAGTTGATGATAGATTATAACTTACTGCTGCTCTTTCTGCTTTACTGCCGAATCCAAATAGTGATCCAGAACCAACATAAGACTCAGCGTTCTTAAGATCACTGTATGCTCCACGGATCTTAAATGTACCTTTTCCGTAATGTACTGGTAATACAAAAATCTTGGCGGTTCCAAAGTTAAATAGTGATCCAGAACCAACATAAGATTCTGTATTCTTCTCTATGTTTGCACTAGAGAATCTTGTTAATCCAAATGGTCTTAATCCACGACCAGTAATGAGTCCATAATTATCACGTTCTGAAGGAAGATTTGGATCATCCAAAATAGATCCATAATCTTCTGTAGAATCAATAACAGAACTTATAGAACCATAATCAATGCTTTCATAAGAAACGACAGAGGAGTTGTTATAAGATGCGACAACTCTCTCTGCCTTACTTCCGAATCCAAATGCTTTTCCTGTTCCTACATAAGATTCGGTATTTTTTTCTGAACTTAATGTTCCACTAGTAGATAGTAAACCATATCCAATGTATGAAGAATTAATATAAACATTAGACCTTCCATTGAATAAGAATGTAGTTCCTTGTATTTGAGATACTCTAATTATAGAATATTCGGTAGCAGATTCTATATTTCCTACTATTCCGAATGCAGCAGTATTCTTTTCAGTTGTATATCCATACTCTTCAAATGTTGTTGTAACATCTGTTATACTTCCATAGTCTTCAGATTCATCAATTGAATCTACAATATTCCCATAATCATAGTTAATAAAATAATTATCAGATAATTCATTATACGAAAAAGAAGAAGATACAAGTAATTGATCAGATGATGATGTAAGTTTAAATAAATTTTTATTTCTCAATCCAAAAACAGATACAACCTCGTTAGAATATTGGCTGATTTGTTGGTCAGCATATTCTGATATTTGTGGTAAAGTTGAACCTGATGAATATGAGAAAATTGCCATCAGTTTATTTTATATACCTCCATTTTCGTCCAAGCCCCGTCAGCAGTTCCAGTAACAACTTGACTGGTTGGATTTCCTGTAAATACTGTAAAATCAATATAATCTGTTGTTCCATTCATTGTAACAATTCCACAAGCACTTTGAGTATATGCAAAATTGGTCTCTATACCAACTTGACTTAATGCAAATGTAGACCCATTCTTTCTAATTTGAATATTTGTTTGATTGTTTACAACAGATCCTGATTGCCAGTTTAACATCACATCGATGTGATAAGTTCCTGCAACGGTTGGTGTGGTGCGAGTTGTAATCCCACTATACCAATTATTCGGATCACTGACCACAGAAAATCCAATTAAAGTGTCAGCACCATTGGTTATAGTTTGGTTTGTTATTCTTGCGAGTTTTACATAATTAGGAGATTCAAAAGAAAATACATCTCCAGCAAGTTGATTTATAACTTGACGTTGTTCCTCAAAAGTAGAATTTACACCGACATTACGTGCTGGCATATTGACCTCTTATATTCGATAAAAATAGGAGGGACCGCTCTTGCAACCCCTCCATAATAAAGATATTGATTTCAAAAAATCAGTCGAGGCTGATATTCAAGGTAACCTTAATTTGGTCACCGTTGTTCTGAATATTGTAAGGACCGTTTGTGAATCTTTCTGCGAAGAAGATGCTGCTATAAAGTGTTGAAGCACCAGAACCATTTAATGCTGGGGTTGTAGTAAATGTTGTTGAATCTGGTGTTTCAAAAATTGTATATGTAGATGAAGTAGTTGTAGTATTTCCTGTTCCTGCTGCAATGTAGATTACATCACCTGGTACTAATCCGTGTGCAGTTGAACCTGTGCTTACTTTGCTTGATGCGAAAGTAATAGTATCACCAGTAGCAGACTGAATGTTATTTACTAAGGCATTATTCAAGTAAATAATTCTATTCTTTTCATCAATACCTGTTACTTTTGTATTTGCTGGGATAGCATTAATTTCACCTAGAAGGTTGGAGTGAGTTACACCCATACCGATAGTTACATCTTCAGTAACATTTTTGAAGAATGTTGCAACTCCAGAAACTGCTCCAGTATTTGCCTTATTTACGTAAACTGTATCAGTAGTAAATCCAACCACTCTTGCATCACTTGCAATTCCTGTGCCAATAACTCTTTGATCTGTATTAATTCCTGTAATATTACTTACAGTAAATGAGAAAAGACCAGATGTTCCAGTAGCAGTTGGCTCATATTTTGTTTCAAATAGTGTTACATATGATTGTGCAATAACACCAATAGTTTGTGATTTTGCTACTCCTGCGTTAACAGAAATTGTCGCAGCATTTGCAACACCATGGATTTGAACTGGCATATTATTTGCTCTTGCCAGATAATATCCATACTGTTGGTTACCTGCGTCACTAAATGTAAATGTCTGCTCTGGATATGATGCTGTAGTTGTACCTACACCAAATTCTAATGTCTGACTATTAAATGTTGCAGTGTTTGGCACTGTGAGTACAATTGTATTTCCATCAATTGCAGCAACTACAGCATTTGATCCTACATTTCCACCACTAACATAATGACCAACAGCAATATTTAATGTACTTGCTACTGTAATTGTATATTCACCAGTTGTTCCACCACCAGTAGTAGTTGCAATTGGGGTTAAAATAGTTCTTACATTCCAGAGATTTCCATTAAGTAAAATACCATATTGTTGAGAATAGTCTTGATCCCATCTGTTATTGATACAAAGTGGGTAACTATTATTTGGTGCTGTTCCATAACCAACCAAACCAGTTGCATCATATGGTTCATAATATGCAGATTGACTTGGAACATCACCTTCTGCTGGTGTAGTATTGCTTGAAAATAGTTTTAAGATCAAATTTCTAGGAATTTGATGGTTGCTATTTACAAGATATCTTAATGACTGTAGTTCTCCACTATCTGGTACTAAAAGTGCCATCTACTAATCTCCTGGAATATACAATTAAAAAATGTTTTATATGATTATTTATAATCTAAAGTTCTCATACTTTTAATTTCAATGTTAACGTGCATTTAGAAATTCCAGAGCAACTAAGGACATCAAAATCAAGAATGTCACCAGTATTTAAAAACTTATCCCAAGTTGTCAAGATATCATCTTTATTTTTATTTTGATTAATTAAGACGGGAATTTCTCCTCCAACTATTGAAATAAAATTATTTGGGAAATCCGAATATGATGTCTTCTTTATGTCTATTGCGATAGATCCAGTATCTTCTGATAAAATGGTCCAAGATTCTATTGTTCCACTAACATCTAGTGAAATATATCCTTTGCTCCCTGGAGATATATCTAATGAACCATTATCAATTAGAAATACTATTGTTCTAGTTAAGTCTGCAGTAGTTACTAATGCAATTCCAGAAAAAGTATTTCCACTTGATGGAGGAATAGTAAAAATAATAGTACTTCCAGAAACTTGATAATCTACTACTGGCTCTAATAAAATATCACCTACAGAAATTAAAAGTTGTTGCTCATTAATTGGAAAATATTCTTCTCCGTTCACATAAAGAGTGAAATTTGTATCAGATCCATTAAATTGACTTGAAATGTCATCAATGATGAGATTATTATATTGTACCTGCTTTAACGGTATTTCATAGTTTACATCAACTGTAAATCTATCTTGAGAAGTTAATCTTACATCATAATTTGTCATAGACTAACTCCTGGTGTTACTAAAACACTTCCTTGAACTACTCTTCTTGTATAATTGTTTGGTGATGTAATAACAACGTCATAAACATATCTTCCACCTTCAATTAGAGAAGTATCACTCCTTCCCATAGAAACACTTATTTGACCACCTAATCTATTTGGGAAAGAAACTGTAAACGGATATGATGTAGATGAATATGTACTTTTTTTAATTAAACTCATACCGGTAAATCCGGTCAAATTTAATTTTGTTCCATTTTCATTATAAATTGTAAAAGTACTTTCAAAATCCGTTCCTTGCTCTATTACCAGATTTATTTGCTTCGCAGACATTAGATAATTGAAAGTGGGATTTTAGTTATTTATCTTTTCTAAAAGAATTTTCAATACAGACTTTATTTCATTTATATCTGACTTTAGTTCTTCTAGTTCACTTTTTTCTTTTGTCTTAATTGCTTTCATCTTCATATATTGTTCATATTGTAAGTCATCGCAGTTTATAATTGAGTTGGTCTTCTCATCTCTGAAAAGACCTTTATTTTCTTTTACAGGTATCATATTGTTGCCACAACTCTTAGGTCTCTAAGTAATGGTGTTACTGCTTGATTTGTGCCAGTCATTATAATTTTAATCTGGTAACCATTAAATAATGGAAGATTTTTTGCTGTATATTCATATGATCTAAAATCATCTAATGCTAATGATTCAGAAACAAACTTATCGGGTAATCCGTTATTTTCTTTTGGATCAATAGTATTTCCAAAATCGTCAATATTATTATATCCTGGGAACAACTCATAAAGTTGTTGATCATCGGGAGTATCTGGTCTCAACAATCTATAAAGTACAATAATTTGATTGGATGAATCTCTGAACGCATCAAAATAAACTTTTAAACTATCAGCATTTTTTTCCAATCTAATTACTTTAGAAATATAAATCGCAGCATTTGGATCATCAAAAAGACTATTTACTCTAGAATCTGTTTTATAATTTGATATTGGAGAATTAATTCTATTCATTGAGGTAATAATATTAATTCTATCTAAATCAATTATTGGAGAAACTTTACTATCTGTTGTGGAAAGTTTTAATTCCATAGTAAATGATGTATTTCCTTGATTATTAGATAGATTTTTTTCAGAATTAACTTTTGATGAAATTATTCTAGGTGTTGGTAAGAAATTATTGGAATTCAATGATACAGGAATATATGACTGTTCAACAAATGAACTTTCATTTCCATTAATACTTGAACCAGAAACAGTTCTTATTTGTGCATCAATAGATGTTGTTTCTGGAGTCATAAATTGAATATTTGGTCTAATAATACTATATGGAATATTTTGAGATGCTTTTGGTCCGGATAATGTATTAGATCCAGTTGAACCTAAGTTTGATTGGTAGGTTCCTCCTGTTTTTGTCTGATTAAAGTATAGTCTAGGTGTTCCGAATTTTCTATCTTTTCCAGATTTTGTCATATCAAGTTTTACATGATAACTATCAAGTTCAATTGGATACTTATTTAAATCTACGTCTCCAAAATAGTGAGTTTTGTTGATTCTTCTAAGTGATACTCCATTAAATTCATACTTAAATACTTGAGATCCAACTGGATGTGAATTTATAGAAAGAGTTGTTCTTGTATTTGGACTTACTGAATCAATAATATCAATACCTCTAGTTATCCCACTTAATGAATTTGTAGAAGTATTAATACCAGTATATCTAATTATTTCATTATTTACTTTAATATAACCTGGATTGTCCGAAGAAATACCAATATTTTCAAAATAAGTAAATATGCCAACATTTGCTAATTGTATATCTGAGGTAGAACTTTGGTTGTATTCTGCGGTTAAAGTTGATGGAGGAACATCAGATTCAATATCAAATAAAGTTACATAATTTAAGTCTGAATACATTCCATGATTGTTATGATTTACTTTTAGATGCAATCCATCATCAATAGTTTCACTATAGACAACAAATCCATTTGTTACTGTAGTTATAGTATTTCCAATACCAGTATACTGAATTTGATTTAAAACACCAGAAGTATTAATATTATCTTGAACATTTTCAATTATCATAGAATTGAAAGAACTTAGAATTCCAACATTATTCGGAATAGACAATATTAGATTCTTTCCAAATCCACCCGTATACTGATTCTGTACCGTCATTGTATCACCAACAGCATACCCAGTTCCACCAATAGAGACTGTAGCAGCAACAGCAACGTTATTCTGAATGGTTAAATTGACCCTTGCACCAAATCCTCTTCCAGATAAAGTTGTTACTGGAACATTACTATAAGTCTTATTTGCAGTATAAGCAGAACCAACATTAGTCATTGATAGTGTTGATCCAATACCAACAGAACCAACTATGCTTACTAAATTACCGGAGAAATCAGGATAGTTACTTTGATATAATTTAACACCAGGTGTTAAATTATTAATATCAAATTGACTCATACTTTGTGCTAACCCAACAAGAATTTTTTGTGAATAAGCAACTACTGGATTAGTTCTAAGTGAAACGATTTGTCTATTTCCAATTCCTAGAGGTGGATTGTAGAATCTAACTATAGCATCATTTGTTGTAAAGTTTGCTCTATAAAGTGTAAACTTAAGATCCTCTAATTGTGATGGATCCCAAGTAGATGCATTTTGAGATTTAAATAATGATCCAAGTGTTGGTTGTCTAGAAACAATAATTCTTTCTGATTCTGGTCTATTCTGAGAAGTTACATCAACCTCAGTCATTCTAGAAATCCATACATTATATGAATCTGAGTTTGATAACAATACAATTGCATATTCACCACCACCTTCTAGATAAACTGGTGCTTGGAATGTAAATGTTGTTGGAACAGTAGCATCATCAGATACAGAAATTTGATCTGGTTCTAGTGATACTTCAGAGAAAGGTAAAATTTCCTGAGTTGGAGTTCCCAATTGAACTGTTCTGATCTGCATTGTGACAGGAACCTCAGTGGGATCCTTAGTCTTAAAGTAAATCTCGCATTTTGTTAAAAATACACCATTAATATCAGTAACCTCAAATGATTGTGCTAATGGGTCATAGTAAGTTCTGGTTGTTCTACTTGATCTATTTTGTGCAACTAGTCTATCTTCTGTCTCTGAAAGTGTTCTTGCCTCAGAAACAGTCAATCTTTCAATTTCTGCATTTCTAATCCTTAAAGTAACATTCTCTACGTTATCAATAGTTCCACTAGCAGTAAAGTTTGCTTCTCCAATGCTATCTGATGGTGCAGATGTTCTGGAATTAGTTGGACTTGTTGTTAATGTAAGAGTTTTTGTTCCTGTTTGGAAAGATGGGTTTGAACGAATAGTTGGGTCTGGAATAAACAATGAACCAATAAAAGTTCCAGATTGATCAGTAATTAATCTTATATCATTAACAACTGCTATTGCATTGCTTGTTTGGCCAACAAGTTGCATCTGCGGTGCAATACAACCAAAAAAGTCTGATTGTGATTGTAATTCTAAACTTGCTGTGTCAACATTTAATATTGTAGAAGTTGATGAATATTCACTTCCAATAGAATTTGTTGGATTATATGGATTTGTTTTATAAGTATCAAAGAATGGTAGAATAGAAAGATCCGCGGATCCTGAATTTGTTGAGAAATTGTATGGACCATATTTATGATCTGGTCTTGCTAGTCTAAAACGTATTGTTCTATTTGCTCCACCCGAAGGCATAGTTCCCGTTACAACTTCCCCTTTCTGGAAAGTTCCACTAAGCATTCTAATTTCAATTAGTTTGGGAACAATAAAATTAGTGACATCAATGTTATCAAAGAAAGCATACAACCTAGTAGAAGGCTTCATTCTTCTTGCAACAACTTCAATGTTTCTTGATCTCATTAAAGTCACAATTGCCCTAGAAACAACTCTATCTCCAAGAGAAGTTGAATCAAATCTTTCCGAAACTCCAAATTGAATTCCTTGTCTACTTTGATTTGTTGTTGTTGTTATGGTGGTATTTCTAAGTTCAGTCCATTCAGACTCTGTTGTTACTGTTACCCATCTATTCTGAACAGTAGAGGAAGTCCTAGACCTTTCATTTAATCTTGCAATAACTGGACCTTCAACAACAGAAGTTCCAGTCCAATTAGTTTCCCAAGAATTCCAGTTTACTGGAGATAATCCAGTATTAGTATCAACACCCAATTGCTGTATGGAAGAAGAATAACTTCCTTCAATATCATCAACTCTTTCTGTTCTTCTAGTTTCAATCCAAGTATCTGTGGATGGATTTAATTCTATAGATCCAATCCAAGTTGGAGTATTGAAAGGATTAACATTTTCTGTTCTTGTTGCAAATTTATTTTCTGTAAATACAACATCAGAATAGTCTAAGCATACTATGTCTCCAACTCTCTTTGCATTTGGATTTCCCAGATCAGTTACATATCTTAAGTCTGTGGTTGGGTCGGAAATAGTTCCAATACCAATTATAACACTTGATCCCAAAAGTAAATCTACCGAAGTCGTATAATGCATTGGTCTCAATTGACCAAATGAAGTATCTACACTTGCTCTATATAAACGATTTGAAATGTCACCACCTAGATATGATTTAAAATTGTCAACAAAAAATCCACACTTAAATCTATCTAATCCTGTTTGTGCATCTCTTATGGAAAGATTTTTAGTATCAGTTTCCAACAAAGAAAGTGAAGTATAATATTCAACATTGGATAATCTATCTTCCAATCTAGAAATATCTTTCATTCGATATCTCTTATGACTTACTAATGATATTTGAGCTTGTCTAATATCATAAAGATATGCAGGATAATATATTGTGCATATCTCTAAAGCAGAATCTACATTGTTTGGTGCTTTTGGTGTCAACGATGGAATTCCAGTGCTAACAATAAATGATCCATCTTTAGTTAAAAAGACTTTATCTATTCTTGGAAGATAATAAGAATATGAAAGATTTAATGTTTTATCCTTAGCAAAAATATTTGTTGCAGAATTAGAATAAGGACTAAAAACTCTCGCACTATATTCAAAAGGAGAATATTGTGCATTTATTGGAGAAAAATCATCTACCCTTGGTCTTAAATCAATAATATCGGTAGTTCTAATTCCATTGATAGTTGCTATTTCTTTTGAATATCTATCTGCATCATAAGAATCTACAGATACAAAATCACCTTCATCGTTTGGATCAATTACATAACTATTATAAATTACTCTGATTTTTTTGGTTGGAGCAGATACTTCCTTCTTTCTTATTAATCTAGAATAATCATAATATTCAAGTCTTTGTCCATTATCTAAAATAAAATTATCCTTAATATCTTTATCCCCTGCACCCAAAGATCCAACAGTTCCAGTTATATTTGTTTCTTTAGATGTTATTGTTTCACCAATAGAAAATTTATTCTCATTTAAATATACAATTTCAACTTGATTAATTCCAGAAGTAGAAACAAATTGAGCAACAGCACCACTAGTTTTTCCTATAAATTGCTCACCTGCAATAAAATTATCTGTAGTTGAATTGAGAGAACTAAAAGTGATAGTTGGTAAACTAGGATCATCTGTAGATGATGATTCATATATACCCAATATTGAAACCACATCAGGAACATTGAGTGATACTACTTTATCCTGTACCCTTAAACCATATGCTGGTCTATAAACTAATCCGTCATTTAATGTTGTATTCCCAATACCAGATGCAGATGAATTAGAACCACTAATTACCAAACTAGATGATCTATTATATATTTTTTTCTTTACTTTTGTATTAACCTTCTTATATGTAACTGTCAGAATTGCATTACCATTTGAAGATAAGTTTGTTAAAGATATAGTTCTTCCGGAAACATTTAATTTTTGATTACTAAGGGGTTCAACTATTCCATTGGAGATGTAAGTTAGTGTGTAATCCTCTTCATCAAAAGGTTCTAGTGTTAAACTTATATCAGTTTCTAATGTAGATGCATACGAATTTGCAGATACTACAATATTATATGATTTTCTTATTATTATATTAGAATTAGATAAATCTAATGTTGCAATATTTTTATGATATAGTCTAGAATAAAGATAAGAATTATTTGTGTTTAAAACTTCTAATGTTAACTTTCTTAAATCATTTACGGTTACAGTAGATGCAGGAAGTGCTCCAGTACAAACTCCAGCCACAGAAGATACTGAAGAGACAATTATTTTATTATTAGGAGCATCTATTTCAGTTACTTTATTATAAACAGGAACAGAAAGTCCTTCTCTAGAATATGAAAGTATGTCACCAGTTTGTATTCCAACATAAAAAGTTGGATCTGATGATGTAATTTCTCCAGAAGAAGTAATAGTGTATTGTGTTGAAGGATCTGATAAAAATAGTTTGGTATTTAATACAGTATCTGAAGTAAATGTAGAAATTCCAGAACTATTTTTTACTTGATGAACATCAGATAAATTATAATCTCTAATTTCTTTTATAATCCTTCCGTTATCTATTCCATTTATTGATATTCTCTCATTAATATTAAATGATCCAGATACTTGATATAATAAAAGTGTTTCCGAATCATTTACACTGCTTACTAAATACCCTGATGCAGAACTATTCTTTCCTTCTATAAATGCTGGAGCATCTATATCAATGCCAGTATTTAAAATAATTTTTGTATATGTTTGAACATCATAGAGAGAGCATTCAAACTGGGTTGCTGCATTTTGGTATTCTGCATTCCTTAATTTAAAATCATATATTCTAGCAACCCCTATCTTTTCTCCAGATGCAGAACCAGGAGTAGAAGTTCTACCAGAATATAAATCTATTTTTGCTTCAGATCCAAAACCAATAATTCCAGATCCATAAACATTATTAAGTAAAATCTGTCTTCCTACATTAAACGGAATAGATTGATTTTCTTGTTTTTCTGTATCTCTTGGTTTATTAAAATCTACTACAAGGTTATCAATAGTTTCTATATCATAACCTCTTACATATGCTTTTCCTGGTCCAACTACGATGCTACCAAGATTTTCTGATGGAACATTACCTTGCCTAGTTTTATCTGTTTCATAAAACATTCCATCATTACCAATTCTATCATTAAGAGACTCTTTCAATACTATATTGAATGGTCTAATATAATAATCTCCAGATTCATCATAAGTTCTTCTTGCCAATTCATCTCTGATTAAATCATAATTTGAGGTACTTACAAACTTTTGAAGTACACCATTATTTAATCTAATTAATTCAATAAAATTCTCATCATTAAAATTATCAATTTCTTTTTTTATCAGAGTAACTTCAAACTTAAGTCTATCTGCTCCAGGAGCAGCATAGTTGGAAAATCCTTGTGCATTATCATATAAATCTTGATATTGATTTGATGCTACTGCTAACTCTTCATCAATTAATAAACCAACTCTATAAGATGGTGAATTTGAGTATTGATCTAAAATTATTGATTGTTCTGAAACATTTACAAAAAATCCTCTGATGAAATAAACACCAGAAGCAATCTTTGCTGCTGATCCAACCGCAGTTGAATTTGATATAATTGTAGTTGCAAAAGTTGTTCCTGCTCTTATGGCAGATATCCCATAAGAAACATCATCAACTGAAATTAAATTTTCACCATCTACAAATGTGCTACTAGTAAAATTAACATCACTAGAACTTTGATATTTTACATATATTGTGTAGTTGTTTCTTTCGGACTCTACATTAGATATAATATTTTCTACTTTTGCAGTTACACCACTCAGATCACCTTTAATTAATTTTCCTTTGAAATTCTCAAGATATAATGATACTGGAATTCCTAGATGAGTTTCATCAATTTGGACACAAAAATAATTTGAATCATATGAAATTTGACCGGGAATTACTACTGATCCTTCTTTGAAAAAGTGCTTTCCAAATTTTTCAATTTGATTCTGAAGAATTGACTGTAAAGTAGTTAATTCTCTAGCTTGAATTGGAGTTCCTGGTTTAAATAATACTCTTTTATAATTATTTGCTTCGTCAAAGTCATCAAAATATGGAGAAATGTTTAGATTAGTATTCTGAGGCATTTTACTTTAAAACTCCAAAATAATTTTTATGTCTTCTTTTTGACTAGATGATCTAGGAATTGCCTTTCTATTATCAATATAAATTATTTCACCCGATTTTTTATTATATTCGGAAGATGAAATTCCAGAGACAAAATTACTTCCCAATTGGTATGTCCTATTATTTATTACAGTGCTTATGCCATTAAATCCAGTATCAATACTTAAAACTGGACCAACTATATTTTCACAGTCAATTGACAATGAACCACCCTGACCAGGAAATGAGGTGAATTTATTTATTTTATAACCAACTGCTTGTGTTGCTAGTCCAACTGGCTGATAATATTTTAAAACTCCACTAATGTTGTCCCAGGAAGCAACAAAACCTACTGCAGTTACACCTGTTCCAATAGTTTGCTTAATTATAGAATCAACTGGATATGTAGTCTGTGTACTTAATCCAGTCAATTTTAATGAATCTAAAGCACTAACTTCACCTAAAGTCAATAATTCTGTATTACTACCAGGAATAGTTGGGTTTTTTATAATTCCAATTCTTGAAAAGTCATTTCCCAAAATAATGTCTGGGTTTGACGGGTCAGTAATATATCTAGAATATATTAAAACCCTATTTGCTCCAAGTTCTTTATAAACATCATAACCATGACCACCCTTTGGTGGAATTATAACATCAAATTCTGCTATTTCTGATCCATTGGATAATTCTGATGGAATGCCAGGAGCCCCTGGATCAAATTTTATAGTTCCTTTTGTATATCCAGATCCACCATCAGTCACAAAAACCTCAGAAACTTTTCCGAATGAGTCAACAGTTATTGTTACCTTTCCACCATTACCATCCCCTAAAATTGGAATATTTGTAAATGATTTAGAAATTGGTTGATAACCAGTTCCCCTATTCTTAATAGTAACTACTTCAATTTTCCCATCTATCGCATTATTTTTTGTAGAGATTGTTTCACCAGTTAATCCCCAATTTTCTGGAACAGGAATAAATTCGATAGAATCAAATTTTACAACTTCGGATGGCTTAATTGTATACATATACTTCCAAATATATCCATCACCACTTGTTCCTGCTGGTCTTGGTTCTAAATCAATAAATTGTGGTTGATCAAATGATGGTCTTCCATTTGGATTTTCTGGATCAGATCCATTTTGTAAACAAAGGTATACTCTAAAGTCCTCATTTATAACATAATAATTAGCATTATATAAACTAGATTGTTTAGTTACTGGAGTCTTATTATAAATTGTGTAGTCATGACGATACATTTCATATGTTGTTCCCGAGGTCCATTGAACCTTTCTGATCATTCTTCTAATATCATCACCTGTTACTTTTTTTAATGCTATAATTGTTTCTTTTATTCTATTCTCCTCTTCAAATCCATCCAATGGTGGAAGACCATCCCCCCAAATAGAAGATCCATTTGCTTGTGGATTTAAACTATTTGGTTGCCCAATAAAAGTGTAGTAATTATTTGCAGTATTACCAACAGACACGAGACTTTTAATAAAAGTCTCAGCATTCATTACCCTAAATTGGTCAGTTATAATAGCAGGCATTTTAAATAAACGTTTTTTCTTTATTTAGTTAGAAAAGGCCACGAGTTCGTACTACGTCTGGAGCAGTAGATAAACCAACTAATCCAGTATTTGTTTGTACATAGAAATCTCTCGGATTTAATCTAGTTCTATTCTGATAATCATAGATTTTACCCCAGGTATATTTTCCATATATTCCATTTACATTTGTATTTGTGTTTACTTGTATTGGAATATTGTTTGGACCATAAGTAAAGTTGCATCTAACTGTAACAATTCCTGCTACAGGGGAAGAAACTTTTTCTACTTTATAAACTCCATCCAAATAAGATGTTGCTGTACCGACTCTTGATGCTGGATAATTTGAAAGTCCACCAAGACTTGTTGTTATTCCAGTTAAAGCATGACCAATAGTAGAATTGCTTTCAAAAATTACAAAATAATCACCTACTTCCAGTTGACTATAATTAACACCATATGAGTTCAGTGAAGAATATCCGATACCTAAAGAACTATTGTTATATGTTTCTGAATGTAATTCAAAATCAATAGTAGTTGCTCCAACACCAACATATTTAATTGTTCCAAAATCACCAACTGCTTTAATTGAAAGAATCTTTTCTGTTTCTACACCAGCACTTTCAATAATTACTGGTGGTGGAGTAGATTGATCATATCCAAATCCTGGTTCAACAACAGTAATTGAATTAACTGATCCAGATGAAGCAGAAGAAATTGCAACTGCTCTATTGTAAATTGGTTCTGCATATAAAGTAGTTCCTCCAGATCCAACTACAATACTTCTTCCCTCATCTATTTCTTGAGAAGGTGGTAAGAAAATAAAGTCATTAATTGGATTTTGTTGATTTGTTGATCTCTTAACCCAATGAGACAGATTGTACGAGAATAGCAATTCTCCTGCACTGTTCAATGCAATATAAATTCCATATTCATATTTTATATTAACTAAGTCATTTGTAGTATTAGTATTAACTTTTTCCCATCCAGTTATTCCATTTACTGATGTTAATACTGTTCCATTATTTCCAACAACAACAAATCTAAATGAATCCCAAATTATTTTATTTAAATTTCTAGTTGTCGGAATTGACAATGCTCTTGCCCAAATTTCTGCATCAGAAGAATATATGATATTTCCATTATTGCCGACTGCAACAAATAAAAGACCACTAATAAATGAAGTTGTTCTATCATTTATTGCAATACTATTTAAATCAACGAATACTGGAGGAGCTTTTTCAAATAATGATGACGTTCCTATTCCAACTCCAGAGAATAATCCTCTATTAGTTCCAACACAAACTATAATATTTTTATTTGGTGAATATAATATCTGATTAAAATTACCAGAATATGCACTAAAACTAATTATTGGTTCTGGAGAACCCAAAATTGCCTCTTCTTTGAATAATTTAATTGATTGCCAAGATGAAGTTGAAAATCCAGAAGATGAATCCAAGTAAACAACTTTTGCATTATCACCAGCAGCATAATATTTTTTATCATAACCAGAAATAGAATTAAATGTAGTTGATTGTGCTATACCAATTGATGAAGTAATCCAACTTAATCCATCACTAGAAATACCAATTATTCCACTAGATCCAACAGAAACAATACTATCCAAATAAACTAATGAATTTAGAGTATACTCAGATGATATTCCAGTTGAAACTGATTTCCAATTATATATTGGATCTTTTTTCTTAATTAATGATGAAGATATTGCAACAAAGGGTGTACTTAAATTCTCATATCCAATACCGGAATTTTGTATAGAAATTGATGTTATGGTAGAACCAGAAGAAACAATTGCAGTAGCAATAGCTGCAGATACATTATTGTTGTTTATTATTTGAATGTCTTTAAGTTCTTCGGTAATGTTATCAACACTTACAAATAGTGGGAATGCATTATTTACGTATATTTCTCTATCATCTTTTGCTACATTCTTAATTAATTTAGTGTATGGAATAATTCTTGATTTTAAATCTGGTCTGGATTTTGAATAAAGTACACCATTAATAATTAAGTCTGATGTTTGCTTTGTCCAAACCAATGGTCTTTCCTTTGTTTGATCTGTACTTATTCCAATACTATCATAAGTAAATGTATCTAATGATTCAGATGAAACTATTCTTTTAACAATACGATCAAATTGAGATCTATCAAAAGGATCTAAAATATTTTCAATAATTTGAACAGTATCTCCTGGTTTAATTGTTTGTGGTGGATCTATCTGTTCTACATCTAGATCTGATCCTCTATAGAATAATATCGCACACTTGGAATTTGGTTTTGGTGCCTCTTTGAAAATTAATCTGGATCCATTAAATGTATATGATTCTACTGGTTCTTGCAAAACATCATTTAAGTATATAAACAAATTATTCTCTAAAGATAAGTCAGTGCTTGGATCTACCTTCAGACTTAAAACCTCTGTTATTGCACCTTGAGTTACAGTTAATGTGAATTTTTTCTTTATGCCATTAAAGAATTGTGAAATATCGTCAAATTGTATAAACTGACCAGGATAAAAACCACTAAATTTGTCACTAAGAGTTTCTTCTACAGTGACTTCAAACTCAGTAAATCCTGAACCTACAAGTGGATTTGTAGTTACTCCAGCAACTTTTAATACATCACCAACTTTGTAGAATTGTCCAATATCATCCAATTTGAATTGAATCACATCGGATTGATTACCAATTATTACAGATGCTCTAGCACCATATCCATTTCCACTAGATCCAGAAACATATTCTAATGGCAAATTGCTGTATCCTGTGGGTACTCCAACTATAACATTTGGAATTGGATTTGAGGTATATCCACTTCCTGCATTAACTATTGAAATTCCAGTAATAGTTCCTCCTGCACCAATTGTTGCAGAGAATGATGCTCCAGAACCTACTGTAGATTGTAATTTAATTTCTGGTGGGGTTCTATATCCACTTCCTGAACCTAGTAAAATTATACTAGAAATTGTTCCAGCAACAGAAACTGTAACAGAAGCACCAGCTCCTATTAATGGTTGATAACCATATCCGCTGTTTATTCCTACTCTGGATATTCTTCCAGAAAGTGGGAAACCAGAAAGAAACTTCAACCTATTGTTTCCTGGTGTATCAATAGTAAAGTCTGTTTCTGAAATCTGAGGAATTCCATTAATTAAAATTATTGGATTGTTATTAATATCAATATTCCCAACAATAATTGAATTGGTGTCTGTATAAATTCCAACTACTTGCTGACCTTCCGACTTTAAGAAAAACTCAGTAGAAGAAGTACTTACAAAATTATTTGAAATATCATCAAAAATTATATTTTTATCATTTTCCAAGTCTGGGTCAAATTGCCTTGAAAATGCTCTACCATTAAAAGTTGAATTTACCTCTAACCCATCTGGGCCAACTGGTCCATATGGGGGATTAACAAAATGTATTAGATCTTTTACTATATTGAAATTTCCCCTTAAAACATTTATTGTAGAGTTATTGAAATGTGCATCTACTTTTGTTCCTAAAACACCCCTATTTACTTGTATAGCATTTGTATAACCAAATCCTATATTTTTAACAGTCATTAATTCATTATTAATTCTCAGAATATCATAACTAGTAATTGATGATAAACCAGAAGAAACAAATATTATATCAGTTGAAACCCCAATTGAAGATGAAAGATTTAAAGATAAATCAGTTCTATATACTGGACTTTGTACAATATTGTCTATTGAAATTATTGAACTTGCATTTGGATTATCAAAGGTAAATGAATGTGTTCCAATTCCATATGATATTAAATTCAATTCATTTGATGTAGATAAACCAGATACTTTAAATGAATTATCATTTGTTTTTATTACATATAAATTAGTTGGTAATTTATTTGTTCCTAAAACTGCTGGTGAAATTAATAAATTATCCTGGGGAGTTGAACCACCAATATAAGTTCCTGCTATACTAATTTTATCTGTTAGTGCATATCCAGCACCACCATTAACAACATCAATTATAGATATATCACCAAATGAATCTCTTGATACATTAAATGTTGCTCCAGAACCAAATCCGATTAAAGTTTCTGATGGTAGATTTAAGAATGTGCTATTTGCTGCGGAAAGTATTCTTGTATTTGCTACAGAAGAAACAGTAAATGATAGGTCATTTTCTGGGGATGTTCCATTCATAAATGTTCCAGAAATGGACACTGTATCCCCAATAGAGTAACCAATTCCACCAGTTCTTAATATTACTGATGTTGATATTGGAACTCCTGTTCCGGAGTCATATACGATAAAAACATTAAATTTAGCATCAGTTCCAATTCCACTTGTATAATATGCAGGAAATGGTTCTGTAAATCCATAAAATCTATTTTGATTTAGTGAGAAATCGGGAGTTATGGAAGCAGAAGTTCCTACAATTGAAGTAGAAATTGCAATATTATAACCATCTTCATACAATGATGACCCTTCCCCTCCAATAACTCCCATTATTATATTAGATTCCGTTGATGCAACAGAAATGTATGGAGTTGGTGTATCAAGTCCTTTTTGTACGATAAGGGAACTTTCTACAAAAGCAGTTGTTTCTATTCCTATTCTTTGTCCTGATCCAACTTCTACGGGAGTATACCCACTTCCCGGTTCAATTACTACTATTCTTGAAATTTCACCACTTGAATTTATGACAGGATAAAATACTCCCTCAACAATTGGTGTATTAGTCCCTTGTATAGTTATTTTTGGTGGATCTGTGGAAGCATACCCAGAACCACCATTAATAACATTTATTGAAACTACACCATAGTTTTCATCAAAAGTTGGTTGTAGAATTGCACCAGAACCAGGAACTACTCTTGTAGGCATATATTTGCTTTTATTTTTTTATTAAAACCACTCAAAATAAAATAATTATAACTTTTGATTATTTATTAGATAGAAGTGATGCCAAATGAAAAATTAATTAAATGTGATTCTTAATCTGGACAGAAAGTGAACCAGAATCAATAGTTGCATCATTATCTAATCTATTAATTGATATGTCTACGTGAGTAGTAGATCTGGCAATACCAACATAGGAAGCAAAACCTTGATCCATACCCTGAGAGAGTACATAATAATCATTACTATTTGTGTAAGAACTTGCAAAACTTACACGATAGTTTCCACTTGCTTGTCTTAAAACTGTAACACCAGATGTTCCTCTCCAAGTTGGTGATACTCCTAAAGAAATTTCACCATACTTATCTCCTGGTGGCTGAACATAAGATGAAAGTGTTCCAGTAGTTGGAAGTGCAGTTCTTGGAGGAGTGAATGTTGTAGTTGAAGCAGTACCAATAGATGTATATCTCTGGCCTGCAGTTCCAACACCTGCGGAAATTCTTAAATCATCGTAAATTGCATCAATGCTAGTACCACTGCCACCAGTAGTGTTTATGGAAACACCATTTATTGTAATAGTTCCATTATTAGGAGTTCCTCCAATATTTAATTGATTATTGTTTACATTGATTATGTTATTGTCAATTACTGCATTTAAATATGTGTTATTGGATTCTACTCCATTAAGATAAAAATGAAGTGATCCATTGCTAGATTCCCTAACTAATGCAATATGAACCCATTTTTGGTTGAAAATTGAATAAAATGCTGCTCCAGATGTATTATAAACAACTTGATTTGTTCCGTTTTCATTAGCCCATTGAATGGACTTGTTTGCATATATATCAGTTGACACAAACAAAGCAAGTTGTCCGCTTGTGTCTGAACCGTTTGTAATTGCAAATATTGATACAGTATTTGTTTCGTTGGCATTATCAAAATAAATCCAAGTTTCAAATGTCCAAGAACCGGTGAAATCATATTCAGATCTATAAGGATAAGTTAAACCAGCATTACCAAAACTATTATCATTTCTATATGCACCAGTTCCAATTGTAACCGCAGAACCAACAATACTAGAACCGGCACTTACGACAATTGGAGTTGCTCCGAACTTTGCATCAGTGTAATCAGTATCAAAAGTTGCTCTGAAAACAACACTATCCCATTCAGTATCTGCAGGAACAGAAACTGGAGTACCTGCAGAAAGAACAAATTCTCTCCATGCACTTCCATCATAGAAGAATGGAGCCCCACCAATTCTCTTGATTTCTCCTACTGTTCCTGATGTTCCTACGATTGTTGCATTATTCTGTGCTAATTGTATTCCACCATTAACTGAAAGTTTACTTGTTGGATTCGTTGTTCCTAGTCCAACATTACCACTTGAGTTTGCATAAAGTTTGATATTTCCAGAACCATCGGAAAGAACTACATTGTTAGATGAAGTTCTGATATCAAGTCCTCCAGAATTTCCATTATACATTCCCAAGATTGTATTACTTGATCCTGAGGTGATTGAACTACCAGCACTTCTTCCAACAAAAGTATTTTGGAATCCTGTTAAAAGTGAATTACCAGCATATGCACCAATTGCAGTATTACTATCATAATTACTAAATGCAGTATCACCTAAAGAACCTAATGCACTTATTCCAAAAGCAGTGTTAAAATTACTTGCTTGGTTGACTCCTAAAGCATTCCAACCAACAGCAGTGTTTTGTTGCCCACTTCCACCATTATAGTTTTTACGACCAGCACCTTGACCAACATGCACACTGTTAGAACCACCTGAAATATCAATTTCTCCCACCTTAAGAGGTCCACCAAGATATAAACTAGTAGTTCCAGTAGCAACTGGACCAATTGTAGCAATACCAGAAACACTTAACTGATTTGTGAAGGTGGTTCCAGTGACTGTTACACCAGCACCAAGAGTGGAAATACCAGAAACATTTATATTTCTTCCAATTGTAACGTCAGTGCTAATTGAAACATTAACGGCATTTAAATATAAATCTGTAGGACTGTCAAGTGTAGGAATACCAGACCCTTTAATTTCTATTTTTTTTATTCCAAATGCTTTTTCTGACATTGCTCTTTTTAAATATTTAGATTAAAAGATACTAATATTGTTCTCGCCAAAAAATCTTCCTTTTTGATTAATATAGTTTTGTTTTATTTCTGATTCTGTGAGTGCTCTGTTGTATATTAAGTAATTTGCCAGTCCTCCTGCATATGGGTAAACTGAACTGCCCATTGTTCCGAACCTGAATGTTGCATTAGTATTATAATTTGTAAAACTTAAATTACCCTCTTTGACATTAATGCCATTATGATAAATGACTGCCTTTGCAGTATTTTTATTTAATGTAAATGCAACTTGCTGCCAAGTATCGTATGTAATGGTATTAAGTGCGCTATTCAACCCAAATCCAGACGAACCGTTTCCAAGTTCAATGTGAAGAGTTCTAGTGTTTTGGTTTTCAAAATTAAAAAATAATCTAATTCCATTTGTGGGAAACCCAGCAATACTATTTGCAAAAAGTGTTGTAATGTTAGTCCTAAGAGAAGGTTTTATAAAACAAAATAGAGTAAATTCATTACCAAAATCATATTGGGAAAATGTAACAGCGTCATCAGTCCCATCAAATACTATACTTTCTCCGTCATAACTTGGTCCATTTGTTAAAGTTCCATTACTATTTCCCATCAGATCTATCCAAGTAGTTCCAGAACCAGGATATGAGTTTTTGTCAATGGCATCTAAATGAATTTGTAAATTACTAGTAATTATATTTTCCCTAACACTTACAGTTAGGGTTTCACTAAAATCAGGTATTTCCAAAATATTATCAAAATAAGAACAAGAGTATGCAGAATCTATTAAAGTTGAATCTATAAAATTAAAACTACTAGAAGAATCTACAAAACTTGTAGTAGAGTCCGTATATATGCCATTGGAATATGACAATGACACCGAATTATATCTAAATTGACCATATATTCCTTGTTGTGAACCATCACTAGGTACTTTTAATAATAATGGCCAATACTTATTATAAACTTCATTGCTGGCATAAGTGGTTTCTCCAGAAACGTATAAATCATCATACTCGTCAACTTCTATTGAATATCCATAACTTGTTAAAGCATAAGTTATAACACCATCGGATGTACGGTATAATCCTCTTTGCCACTGAATATTTCCTGAAGTATCCAATTTTGCAATATATGCCGCATATTTTGGTGTACCAATATCAACGGTGCAGGATCCAGTAATATAGAGATTATTATTTGAATCTATTGTTATTCCATACAATTGTACGTATGTACTTGTGTTGGATGTTATTGTTTTTTGCCATTGAATAGACCCGGAGGGACTATATTTTGCAACAATTCCTTTAAATCCATATGCAGTATTGCCAAATGCTGTACTATATTCATATATTTCATATCCAACGATGTAAATATTATTACTAGAATCTACGGCAACACTAGGAGAATACTCTGCATCATATGTACCTATTTTAACTTTACCAATTTTTCTTTGCCATTGCAAATCACCGGATGTATTGTATTTTACAACAAGAATGTCATCCAGATTATATGCTGTTATTATTATATCTTCATTAGAATCTAATATTAAATTATAACCTTCTTCACTTCCTGTTGAACCTAAAGTTTTTTGCCAAATAATATTTCCAGATAAATCTAATTTCATAACCAATAGGTCTGAGTTTCCTTGACCAGACTGATTTGTCCATCCACAAATATAAATGTGATTAGAGTCCCCGACTTTTAATGTACTGGCACCATTACTACCACCAACATTTAATTTCTTTTTCCATTGGAGAACTCCCAATGAACTATATTTCGCAATAATAAAATTATTATTTCCAGAAATATTTTGTATTAATGATACATATACATTTCCAAATGAATCTGTATCTACACTGTATGATGTAGTTTGATTGGTATTATCTCCTAGAGACCGTATCCATTTACAGTCTCCACTAAGGTTAGATTTTGATATTATCGCATTTTTTGTTGTTGTTGAATTACCAGAACTGTATATATTATTTTTATCATAAGAAGTTACTGATTGAAGACTTCCTTCATTAGTATCTCCCCATTTTATCCAATATCTTCCAGTGTGGGATAGTTTTAACATTAGAGCATTGTCTCCCTAGTGAATCTGTAAGTCACAACTCCAGTTACTCCAGATTCTGGAGTCCACAATAGTTTAACTGAACCAGATTCTACGGTCGCACCTACAGAAACTAACGGAGAATTGCTGTACATAATGCCATATTCTTCATAATATGCATTAATTCCATCATTCATAATCAATATTTTTTGGGATTGAATTCCACCAGTATGTTGGAACCACAATGTATATTCTGCAGTCCTAAAGTTTGTACTTGAAATAGTCCAAGAAGTTGCGGCATATGCAACACCAGGTGTTGGACTGAATGTACCAGATCCAGTATCAATACCATAAACATTTTCAATTTGCAATGGTGTTCGTGGATTTGTTGTACCGACACCAACATTAGAAAGTGTATGAATTCCTGCTGTTGTTGATACCCAGTAGGATTCTCCTCCTCCATCACCTCCACCAGTAGCACTAATAGTAACACTACCAGTTGATTGATTTACCAAAATACCGGAACCAGCAGTAATTGATGTTACAATACCAGTTAAAGTAGATCCATTACCAGTTGCACTAAGTAATCCAACAGTTGATAAACCAACTTTAGAATTAACATATCCTTCAGTAGCATAACCAGTTAAAGAACCCGAAGTTATAAACCCAACTACAGCATTATCTACATATCCTTCAGTTGCATAACCAACTACAGCATTATCAACATATCCTTCAGTCGCATAACCACTTAGAGCACCAGAAGTAATAAATCCTACTACAGCATTATCTACATATCCTTCAGTTGCATAACCACTTAGAGAACCAGAAGTTATAAACCCAACTACAGCATTATCAACATATCCTTCAGTTGCATAACCAACAATACCAGATAAACTAGCACCATCACCAAAAGTGGTATATATCTCATCAAAATTTTGATTTATCTTTAAAGCAGCCGCTAAAAGTGTATCTCCTGTACCATCATTTGGTGTAGAACCGGTATTTATTCCTAGTTTTGCCATTATACAATAGAAACTTCTTTATTTTTATTTATGTTTTAGTTTTGATCCATAGTGGAATCTAAACTATCAAATGTAAATACTTGACTATCAAAAGTCTCAGTTAAATTATAACTAAATGCAGAGTCAACAGTATTTTCCACTAAACAAATTGGATCTATAGATGTAGAACCTATTCCATAGTATACTTTTTGTCCTGATTGGAAATTATGATTTCTAATGTTAAATGCATCTGCATTTAAATTTATTGTAGAAGTACTAATTCCAGAAAATTCGTGGTAAAATAATGGAGTTCCTTTATTTTTTAGTTTAAAAGTAGTTAATCCAACTATTTTTCCACCTGTAGTAGTCGTAAAACCAGTAAATTGGTCACTAATATCATCAATTTTTAAAACTTTATTTGTTTTACTTAAAATATATGATTTTAAACTAACTCCTTCTGGGAAAAGTATTCTCTCAACTGAACCATCTTCAAATTGGTCATCTTCTAGTACCATTGAGAAATTGGATCTTGAATACATTGAACCATATCCATCAATATTGGCTAAAATAGTTAATGAAGAGTCTCCAACTCCAACGTTCATTGTATTTGAAGCCTTTTGGATTATATCTAAGTCCGAAAACTCCTTAAATCCTGCAGGATGGACCAATGATCTTACAGATTCTTTCCAATCTTCATAATTTACATCAGATTTTATTGAGTAAGAAAACTTTTGATAGTAACTATTGTCAGATATTCTCTGTTGATAATCATTTAAAAATCCAACTCTATCTCCAAAATCATTTACTTTTTCTCTAGATACTTCAAGATTTGAATTTAATGTAAATGTATTAACTGATTCAATAGTTCCAGTTAAACCAGATCTAGTTCCATAAAGCTTATATCCAACTTCAAGATCTCCAGAAGAATCAATCATTCTCAATTGATTAATATTATTATCCCATCCATTCTCCATCACCTTTGCGGTGAATACTGCAGAATCAGTTGAATCATAACCTATTATAGTTTCATTAGAAAAATAGGATAAATCATCTTCCAATTCCATTTCAAATGATGCCATATTTTTTTTGTTAACCACATATCCATATCCAAAATCTGAATTATATTCCCCAAGATTATCGGGAATAGAAGAAGCATCATATGTAACTGTATAGTTATTTGGATTAACATCAGTTACAGTAAAGAATCTATATCCATAATTTGATGAATTATAATTGGATTTTGTTTGATCGGATATTCTACAATTTTCAACAAATATTTGATCACCAACACTAAATGGGAAATCAACAATATTTGATCCATATGAATTTGATATTAATGGGAACTGTTGATTATCAGAGTTTACTAGTTCTAATGTAACTTTCTTTGTTATATTATTATAAGTAATATCATCAATATCATATCCATTAGAATTTCTTGTTGGTATTATTGTTAATGGTTGAGTTAAATCTTTTGTGTTTCTAATTATCTTAACATCAACAACAGAATTTCCTTGAATAATAGCTTCTAATTCTATATTATTGTTTCCTAATACTTTCAATTTTGGTGGAGTGATATAATTGGATCCACCAGATATTATATCAATTAATTTAACTCTAGAAATTCCTCTAATTTGGCATACAGTTGGAACACTTAAAATTGGTTTAAGTGTTGGATCTGTTGGATAATCAAATCCATCTTTTACCCTTTCAATATTGTTTATTTTTCCAATATTTTTTGAAATACACTTAAGAGTAGCATTTCTACCATTTTCGGATTCAACACCAACAATTTTTGGAAGTTTTTTATATTTTTTACCACCAAAATTTAATCTTATTTTAGATATTGGACCACTTGCAGTTTTAGAATCGGTCTCATAGAAAATAGAAGAAATACCGGAAGATGTAGTATATGAAAAACTTTCTGGTTTTTCATATAAATTAAATTTAAAACTTGAATTTGAGGTTACTACTATTTGGTATAAATCACTGAATGTACTATCTTCTATTGATATTTTATTATTTCCAATTACATCAGTATCAATAGATATCTGATATTTTTCTACAACTGATGGTGAAAGTGGTATTAATGTGTAAAAAAGTGTATTTGAGATTGAACTACTATTTGTATCTATTCTTAGTTCTGCCCCAGGAGAACCCGCATCAATTCCATTTCTTTTATAATTATATGATTCAACTTGAATTGATAAATTACTATCTCTATAAAGTTTTAAATCCATTCCACTTAATGATGTATCTGATAAATCAAATACTATTACATTTCCCTTAGTTGTTTTTAATAGGGGATTTATTAAAGATATTGAATTAAATAATGAACCTTGACTGGTAAAGGTAATTCCTATTCCTGATATAGCATCAGATCTATATAATGCTAATTTTATATAATCTGGATCTTGTTTTATTACATAATAAGTTTCATTATTAATTAATCCACCTATAGAAGAGTTTCCAATATTATAATAAACAATTTTGTCACCAGTAGAAAAATCATTATTTGGAATATAGATTGTGGAATCTGCAACATCAACAGAAACTGAAGTATCAAAAGTTATAGGAACTGTTGTTAATTTTCTCAATATAGAATCATAACTTATTGAAAATACATTAGTTAATCTTGGGTTTATACTAAAGTTAACCGAATCAAGATTAGTTAATTCGTGATCTTCTTCAGTATCCACAGTTAAAGAATAATTTTCAACTGTACCCAAAACTTCATTGTAAACTGTTGTAAATGAATGAGCCGCACCAACAGTAGAGTTGTTTTCATAAATGTATAGACTATTATTATTTGTTCCTATACCCGAAGAAGTCGTAAATCCTAAGGTAGAGATTCCAATAAAATCTTTTCCTTTATTTACAACATAAAGTAAAGTATTGTCTGGTAACGGGAAAGAAGCAGCAGAATCTGGGATATTGGAAACGTATAAACTACTGCCAGCAAAACCAACATTATATACAATTTGCTGTCCAGTATAAAGATTATGATTTGGAACATATATTGCCCTTTCTGGCACAGATATATTGGACTGATCAGGTAAAGTGTAATTGTTTATCTGAGTTCCAAATCCTATTAATGTTTCTGGATTGAAATAAATTGGTGCATTTTCTCTTAAATATGTCGGTAAAGATAATTCAGAAAAATAGAATTTTTTAGGTAATAGTCTAACGCTATCAATTCCAACCGTATGGAAACCAACATTTTCAAGTCTATTTGCAATAAATGATGAATCGGTCTCATCAATTTTTACAATTTGCAACTTTTCAGATCCTATGCCAATAAAATCATTTACTTCAAAACCAGAATAATCATTAACATAAATTTTAGTTGATGGTCCTGTTACTTGTATAATATCAATATCAGTTGTCAAACCAACTACTTTAGATTTAACTAATATCTTTCTTGACCCTTCTAAAAATGAATATACGGGATCAGACACTGCAGATATTACTACTTGATCTCCACTCACTAAATTATGTGGTTCATTTACTAATCCAACTACAAGATTTTTCTCTGTAAAAAATCTTGTATTATTGAAAGTGGAAATGCCAACTTCAATTCTAGAAAGATCCTTTCCTCTCAATCTTGACACTTCGGCACTTATACCAGTACCACCAGTATCACTATTATCAAATATAACATTATCACCAATTTTATAATTTTCCCCAGGACTATAAACTAAAATCTGATCAACAGCAGATGATAAAGTTTCTGATACCATAAACTCTTGTTTATGCTTATCTTCATTACTTTGTATTAAACTATAACTTGATCTATTTGAATTGATATAATAAGGTCCAATATTTCTAATAATACCAGACTCAAACATATTCAAATCTTGATTAAAAGATGGAATAAAATTCTCTTTTATTGCGTAATCCTTAAATTCTTTTCCTACGATGTATGGATATTCTGGTTTTGATATGATTGCATTATCAATTGATGCAAAATAAGCATAAACTCCATTTGGAAATTCTGGAGTTATACAAAATCTTCCATTATATTCATCTAAATCACCAATTGCTTTATCAAAATAAAAATCCTGAGCAAAAAAACCATCTGGTAGATTTGGTCTTAAATTCAGATTAGTTTCTATTTTTTTAAAATAACTAGATCTTATCTTTCTAATTTCAGAACCAACTTGTCCATATGGTCCATATATTGGGTTTCCATCATATGCCCATCCAATAATTGGAGAATGAGTATTATCAATGACTTCCCTATTAGATAAATCTACGTGATCATTTAGTGTATACCTTAGTACTTTAGGAGCAAAAAAGTTTATATATTGCAATCCAAAATCTTTATTATTGCTTGGTGCTATTATACCTTCATCTTGAGTAGATAATAATTCTTTATTCTTTTCTACTTGGTTTATTTTCCATTCAAAAATATTTCCAAGGAACTTTGCATCTTTCCCTCTTCTTACTACTTTTAATATTGTATTACTTTGTAAGTAATTTACACCACCATTTGCAATATTGACACTGGTTATTCTTCCATTTTCATCTACTATTGGTCTAATATCTGCAAATTTCCCATCACCAAAAACTTGAATATCTATTCCTTTATCATATCCAGAACCATAAGATAAAAATTGAACATCAACTATTGAACCATTGACAACAATTGGTTTTAATAGAGATTCAGATGCTATTGGTTTTATTTTTATGTCTGGTCTTCTGTGGAAATTTATTATATCAGAAACACCATAACCAACACCGTTTGTTTCTAAGAATACACTTTCAATTTCTCCTGTTATAATCGGTTCAAACTCAGGTGTAATAATTGTTGTTGCACCGACTCCAGAAAGAGATTCAACAACTAATCGTATTGGTGGATAATAAAAAGTATGATCACCATCACCTAAAGACGAAAATTTAATATATCTCTTATTGATATAATCAAACTCATCTATTTTATCACCATTTCCAACTGAAGATAAATAAAATTTATTTTTATCAATGACTGTTACGATATATTCTGATGTTGTAGATAAACCACTAATTGCTGTCCCCGTAGTTGAGTATCTTACAATATCTTTGTTTTTAAATCTATGATCTGTTGCAAAAATGTAATTGTCAAAGGTATTAACTCCATTTGTATTATTGTCATAAGACAAAACAGAGGGAACTTTAATCAATCTATTAGAATACCCAGAACCTCCATCTTTCACATATACTTGGGTAATAGTATTTTTTGATTTTGTAGTTTTTAAATAATGAAAACCTGAACTAATTCCAATAAAATTTATTTCATTAGTTCTTGAAAATGCATTAACTACATCTTCATATAACTTTATTACTTTATCATTAATTACACCAACATAATAGATTGAACTATTTTTTAAAGGAACAATTTCTGAATTAAAGTTTGAATTATAAATTACTTCTTCACCATCTTCAAAATTATGCTTTTCAAAAAATGTAATTGTGTTATCAGTTGGATTTAATCCAAATCCATCACCTTTAAAACCATTATTGATCTGTGATTTTACGAAATTCGGTTCTAAAACTGCTCCCGATCCGTTTCCACCAAGAATAGTTATTTTTGGTTTAACTTGATAACCAATTCCTGGAGTTATAATTCTAACTCTTTCTAGTGATCCTGTAATGTTTAAATATCCCTTTGCTCCAGATCCAGAAACATCTGAAATTTCCAATTCTGGTGGATTCATTACATCATATCCACTTCCAGAATTAGTTACTGAAACAGATTCTAATTTACCATAATAAATGTTTTCATCAAATAATGTAGGTGAAAAAATTTCTGACCCATTTACAAAAATTCCGACTTTTTTATTATTTGTTGATCTATCTCCAACTTC